ATCGCCTTGAGTAATTCTTCGGGGCTTTTAAGTCCAGATATTTTGACAAACCAAGAATCGTATGCCGACGTGACGTCAGTCAATGGTCGGCAATTCTTCATATGGTAGGTGTAGCGCGACACGAACATGTCGCGGAGTACGGGTGCATGACGAAATTCATATGCGTGCGACAAGCTTTTGCCTGCCATGTATTCGTCATCAGAGAGAGCGGGATTTTTGCAAGCCCGGACGTTGAAACGTGCCAAAGTTTTGCCAATTTTGGGAACGAGACAGGGAACTGTGGTCGGCCACACTAGACGTCTTGAGAGAAAGGTTGCCGCCCCGTCGAACGTGGGGGCAGCTGCGGTCAGTACCATCTTGAAGCGGCTAACGCTCGCTTGCCATTTGTTACAATCGACGAGCGAGCTAGTTGCCGCCAAAAGGTCATCTCCCAAAATGAGTGCACGTGCGTATCGCACCCTCTGCTGTATCATGCTCACAGCGAACATCGTCGCGTTGTAAGCTGAGTTACGAAAGGTGGTGGCAGTGGACCCAGTCGGGAGCTGGTGGTGTAACCGCGCCTTCAATCCGCAGCTCGGCGCGTAAACGTCGTATTCTGCGGAACTTTCCAGCATTAGTTTCCTGATCCATTCAGGCATGTTCAGTTTGAGTAGCCATCTGTCGATTAATAAGGCCACACGTGACCGCTGTTCACGGTCGTTACGGGAATAATCGCCTTCCGCGAGGTAAGGCGTTATGTGTTGATCACGGGTTAAGTGTTCACAGAGGTTTGTGTCTGTGCGCTTGTACCCGAACCGGACGTCGGCTGGACCTAAACGCACTCCTGCGTTGTCAGTGTCCAGCACGGCACACAGGCGGCGCATGGCCTCCTGCATAGCAGGTCCGGTTATAGCGTTGTGAGCGTCCGAGCCGATGTAGATGGCGCGTGGCGCCCATCCTTCATCGTCGCGCTTCAACAACGTTTCGATCTTCACCATCAGGGTTTTATTCCTGATGTCGCGTAATGTGTGGTCATCGAGGGAGCCCCAGGCGTCCTCCATCCGTTTACGTTTGCCAGCATCAAATTGATTGAGCCACACGGCTCGGTCAAGATCGTTCTCGTCCCATGGTTCGAACATGTCGGGGAGTTGATCTATCAGTTTGAGGGCTTGGCGGTATTCTTTGTCTTCGATGTCATCGTTAGGCCCATCCTGCACAAAATTACATCTTTTGTTGAAGGCGGCTAACATGGACATCGGGTCTTGTGATGTTACTACAGGTATGGCCCCACTGATGACCGGTCCGAGTATGTTCTCGGGATCATCACTGAAGTCAGGGTAGTAAAATTGATCATCATGACGGGCTTTGACATTGAATTTGAAATTGCGGTGAGGCACCACGGTCGCTCGATTACCAATATCTTCGTCAGTGTACTCTGCGAAGGCCGTTGAGACGTTAACATCCCTTTGGAGGGTCCCACCAGCTGCACGCCGCAGAATGCGGTTGCTGTTCTCCACGGAGTGGAGCTGGCGGGACATGGCAATGATGACTGTGAGTTGGTTAGTTGGTTAGTTGGTTGTGTTTGTTGGTTATGAAGA